ACCCAAAATGGGTAGACCCGTCTGTAGTTAATAAATGAGCACCGATCAATAAAGCACCGGAGTGATCCATGCTCACCGACGAAACAGCATTATTACGCCAGATAATCCGCGAAGAAATGAAGTCCGTCCTTAAAGAGATCGGGCTGCACGACGACGACGCGGGTAATGATGTACGCGACTTGCGTAGTCTGATTACCGATTGGCGCGGCATGAAGAAGGTCGTTTGGCAGACAGTTGCCCGTGCAGGTACGGTCTTTGTTTTGGGTCTGCTCATGTTGGGTGCGTGGGCTAAATTTGGCGGAGATGGAGGACAGCAATGAGCGACGAAACCCCACAACGTTACGAATCCGCAAAAGAAGTCGCAGGCAAAGCAATCGGCCAGTACGGCTTGATGTATATCACAGCTATTGTCTTGATCGGTGTTGGCTCTAGTTATTTCCTGTCTGAGTCCGCGATCACTGCTGTGATGACGATGGTCGGTGGTGCTTTGGTTGCACTGATCAACATGATGAACGGCATTGCCGGCACTGCCGAGAAACCTGATCGCCCTGAGTTTGAAGTGATCCAACACTTGATTGCCAAGCTGGCTGAGAAAGAGCCTCCGATGCGCGTGGATGTAGAAGATGGAAAAGTCACGGTACGCAAGGGTGACGATATTACGACGATGAAGGCGGAGTGATGTTGTGCTTGACCCGATCACAGCGTTTGCCACTGCCTCGGCGGCTTTCAACTTCCTCAAACGGGCGGTTGAAACTGGTCGCGAGATTGAGGACGTAGGCTCGCAGCTAGGAACGTGGTTAGGGGCGTGTGCGGATCTAAAGCAGCATGAACAGGAATCCCGTGATCCTCCACTTTTCAAGAAGCTGTTACACAGGGGTTCCGTTGAGCAGCAGGCGATGGAGAACCTTATGCGCAGGAAAAAGATTGAACAGCAGGAACGCGAACTGCGCGAGCTAATCGTGTTGCGTTTTGGTGTTGATTCTTACCGCGAGATGATGACCGAGCGTAGGCAGATCACGGAAGGCCGGGAACGCACTGCCATGCTTCAGCGTAGGCGCAGGGCCAAAGCCATACAAAATGCAATCGCGGTGGTCTTGATTGTAATTATTTTTGCAGTACCTGTTGCAGTATCCATGTGGCTATTTGAAAAGGTTAAATAATGCTGACTCTACTCTCCACAGTTATTTCGTTTCTGGCCGGCGGCCTGCCCAAGTTGCTGGACTTCTTCCAAGACCGACAAGATAAGAAGCACGAACTGCTGCTGCTTCAAGCTGCGAAAGAGCGCGAGCTTGAGATGGCTGAACGGGGATACATTGCGCAGGCCAAGATGGAAGAGATCAAGAACGAGGCCATCTTTGTAAAAACAGCAGCTTCGCAGCAGGCCGCGTTGCTCAATCACGACATTGAAATTGGCCGTGGTGCTTCGACTTGGGTGGTTAACCTTCGTGCGCTAGTCCGCCCACTGATTACCTACGGCATGTTCATGCTGCTATGCGCTGTCGATGGGTTCGGCTTCTACTATGCCATCCAGACAGGAGTTGAGTTCCAAGACGCAATGGCCCTGCTGTGGGATGAAGAGACTCAGATTATCTGGAGTTCGATCGTGGCGTTCCACTTTGGTAGCCAAGCGTTCAAAAAATGAAAGTGAGTGACTCTGCTGTTGAAGTCATCAAGCACCACGAAGGTAAAAGGAATAAGCCATACTCCTGCCCTGCGCTGCTCTGGACGATTGGTTACGGTCACGTTCTGTACCCAGAGCAAGCGAAGCTAAAACTGGAAGAGCGGAGCGCGTACCCACTACGACCCGAACATGACAAAATTTGGAGTGACGGTGGGATTGATGCGATTCTTAGAAGTGATCTTACTCGGTTTGAGAGCGGTGTACTTAGACTGTGCCCTGGCGCTATTAATAGCCAAGCACACTTTGACGCTCTGGTTTCCTTCTCTTTCAACGTGGGCCTTGGCAGTCTGCAATCTAGTACTCTGCGGATGAAGTACAACCGGGGGGAGTATGAGGCAGCAGCAGACGAGTTTGTGAAGTGGAACAAGGGTGGGGGCAGGATATTACCTGGACTGACCCTGCGCAGGCTGGAAGAGCAGGCGCTGTTTTTGTCGTAGTTGTGCCATAATAACAAATAAAACAGTTTACAAGTCTCCGAATTCGTATATTATTGGCCTTCCTTAACCAAGCGAGGGCTTGAAAATGTACAAACAAATCTGGACTACCTTATCAGCAATTGATGTCTCGGCGCATGTCGAGAAAAAGAACAATCTTACATATCTAAGCTGGGCATGGGCATGGGGTGTTCTCATGGATCACTATCCAGAGGCTAACTACACCTTCGATACTCCACATAGCTATCCTGACGGTACTGTGATGGTGTTTTGTACTGTCACGATAGGGGAGTGCAGCCGCAAAATGTGGCTACCTGTGATGGACTACAAGAACAAGGCTATCAGCAATCCCGATTCCTTTGCTGTTAATACGGCAATGATGCGGTGTCTTGTGAAGTGCCTGGCACTCTACGGACTGGGTCACTATATATACGCAGGTGAAGACCTTCCACCGGCTGAACAGGCGCGTCTCGATTCGTACATTACGCCTGAACAGGCTCGCAAGGTAAGCGAACTGTTGTCGGAAACGGAAAGTGATGTCATTGCTTTCTGCAAGCACTTCAAGGTTGAGTGCATTGATTTTTTGAGGCAGAGCGACCTTGAAAGGGCTATCTACGCCCTTCAGAAAAAATTGGGGGCGAAATGAGAATCCTGCCGCACGCTCAAAGAACTCCTGAATGGTACGCTGCTCGGCTGGGTGTACCGTCTGCTTCAAACTTCGAAAAGATAATTACCCCCCTTGGTAAACCTTCTACTCAGATTGAGGGTTATACCAATCGGTTGATCGCTGAAAAAATCATGGGGAAACCCTGTGACGCTGATGAACCCAATGCAGCAATGCAGCGTGGTACAGAACTAGAGCCGCAGGCAAGGGAGTATTATTCCTTGATCGCTGGGCCTGTCGAGGAGGTCGGGTTCTGTCTACATGATGAATACGACTTTGGCTGTTCACCAGATGGTTTGGTGGGTGATGGCATTGTGGAGATTAAGTGTCCGATGCCGTGGACTCATGTGGAGTATCTGAGGGATGGGGCTATGCCTTCTAAATACATGCCACAAGTCCAGGGTCAACTTCTTGTAACCGGCAGGCCGTGGTGTGACTTCATTTCATTCCACCCTGACATGCGACCTTTGATCGTTCGGGTAGAGGCTGACAGGAAGTATCAGGCCACACTGTTACATTTGCTGGTCAAGATGCTCCACGAAATCAATTCGCAGAGTGAGGTACTTAAATGACCTTGCTTGAATTTATGTACCAAGAACAAACTGGCAAGAGTTGGCAGGAGGAAAGTCCTGTCATTAGGGGATTTGTAATAGAGGGATGGAATCTGGCACTGCAAGCAATCAAACGGCAATCTGAACTTTTGGAGGTAGAAAATGAAATATGATAACTCAGGAATACTTTGGAAGAATCTTCGTAAGACCAGTGACAGTCATCCTGAATATACGGGGTCGATTACTGTTGAAGGGAAAGAATACTGGTTAAACGGCTGGATCAAAGAGGGTGCGAAAGGAAAGTTCTTTTCACTTGCAGTAAAGCCGAAAGAAGAACCGAAACAAGAAACAAAACAAGAACCGAAGTTAGTGGGGGAAATAGATCGTCTAGGACTGGCTGGGTTCGAGATACAAAACACCCAGATACGGTATGAGGGTCAAGAAGCCTTACAATCAATGGTGGATGCTGATGTCCCATTTTAACGCTGGCTACGCTCTCAGAAAAATAATCCGCAGCAGAGATATCACGATGGCGTCTATCGCTCGCAGGATGGACATCAAGACCCAGCAGGTTTATAGGTTCACAAAGTCGCGTGACATGAAACTTTCGACTGCTATACGTCTGTGCGAGATCATTGGTATTCCATTGTCTGAGTTTGTGGAGGTGTCGCATGGATCAGTGGATAGTAAACAGTGATGACAAGCTGGAGTTCTTGATCGCACATATCAGGCAGGAATACTCAAAGCATCATTATCTGAATGTCGAAATGTCTAACGGTAAGCAGCGGACTTCACGCCAGAACAACGCCCTTCATGTCTGGCTAGGGATGGTGGCTAAAGGCCTAAACGACCAAGGCAGGGATATGAAGAAGACCCTGAAGGCCGATGTTGAAATCCCGTGGACAACACAGACCGCGAAAGATCATTTGTGGCGACCAGTGCAGATCGCAGTGTGTGGACAGGAAAGTACTGTTGATGCAACGAAGATCGACTATGCCAAAGTCTTTGAGGTACTTAACAGACATTTCGGGGAGAAGTTTCAATTGCATATTCCGTGGCCGGTGAAAAATGAATCCTAAACAGTCTCAGCTCTACGATTTAGGACGACAGGCAAGGATTGCCGGCTATGAACTGGGTGCGTGTAATCTATCCCACCGTGACGTTAATCGCGTGTGGTGGGTCGCTGGCTGGCATGATGAAGGGGTAGAGAGTGAATATAAAAATACTGGCGGCGGACACCTGGTTCTCAAAGTGCGTGAGAGAGTCGGCTGACTGGGTTTGTCAGAGATGTCGATCACAGCATGAAGAAGGCACTTCAGGGCTTCACTGTGCGCATTTCATGTCGAGGGGGAAGTGGGCTACACGGTTTGATCCATCGAATGTGGCTGCGCTCTGCTACGGGTGTCATTCGTTCCTTGATCGAAATCCGCATGAGAAATTGAAGTGGTTTGAGGCATACCTGGGAAAGCGTGTAGCTGATGCCAGGCACGGATTGAAGAAGCTCAAGAAGGAAATCTCTAGTCACTATCGTGCTGAACACAAAAAACTGCTGGAAAACAAGGGACAAAACGAACGAAAAAATCGTCAATTTGTCCCTTTTTGAGCTAAGTAATTGATTCCCAAAGCTATATATTTTTGCCTAAAGATAAGCAAAAGTGTTTACAACTAGTCTGATTGTGGTAATGTACGCACATGCCGGCAACCGCTGGCCCCCAAGGAAACGCCGCCATGATAATCCGCACCTACGAAGACGCACTTCTCGCTGTAGCTCTCAAACTGACATACGACGAAATCGAATTTCCTGCAACAGATATGACCATCAAGCCGACTGACTTCCTGCGCAATCCCGTGCCATGCTCACGCATCGAAGGCGCAATCCTTGACCGTCAATCTCACATCCTTTTTGAATAACCCCCACCGGGCCAAGGATGGCCCCAATTGGAGAGAAAATGCTAACCAAGAACTGCGAACCACCAATAGGAAACAAAACAGCCTATGACAGAGGCGCCGCCGACAGTTATTACAGCAGGGCAATGATCCCGCACATCTTGATCGGATTTCAGCAAGTGTTGCTAGAAAAGGGAACCCAGGAGTGGGATGAGTACATGGAGGGGTACGCATGTAACGAAGACATTGGCAATTTCAAAGACTGGGGGACGCCATGAAAGATAGGATTTTGTTTGTAGTGGTGTTTGGCTTTATCGGCTACGGTCTGACCGTCCTGGCGCTGGGGTGATTATGGTACTCAAGAAAATTAAAGACCGCTGGTGGATGCTTACCAGTGACGATGGCGTAGTTCGTCTAACGTGGTTCGGCCAGACCAAAGAAGAAGTAATGGGCCGTTTCCGAAGCTACATTCGAGAGCTTGACTTGGACAAAGTCCGGTACAGGGGGGCAAGATGAATACGGCGCTGATCGGTATCGAACCTGTAGGATACGGCAAGGAAGGGCCAAAGTATTCGCAGGCAAAGGTTGACGCCCACGTTGTGAAAGCCATTTTAATCGAAGACTATTTCAAAAAGGTAACCAAGCGTATGAACGCCGACATAAAAACCGCGATCGACCTGACCGAAGAAGCTGACAAACGCTTCGCGTCCGCGCTGGACGCATTCACTAAGACGCATATTGATTTCTCTAATAGCGCGAAGAAAGCAAGCTCGTCGGTTCGCACTGCGGCAGACACCATGGCTGCTGGACTGGCTAGGGTCGAGAAGGCCGCAAACTTTGACCGCCTTGAGCGCATGGTCGATTTGTTGGAACGCGCAGCAGCGGCGATGTCCACCCTTGCCGAAATGGAAAAGTCGGGCCAGCTTGCCAAGCTGTCGGAGGCGATCAAGAAATGAAGCGCAAACTAAGGAGGGAGCAGGCGCTATGAATGAATCAACAATAGAACGAACATGCGTGTGCGAGCTAAAGAACATCTGCATGTCACCGGTGTGTGACCAAGAGTTTGAAGCATGTTCTGCTGAACTCAACTGGTGCCGCAACATTGGCAAGGACGGTAATGAGTGCGCACATGATGAAGCGTGTCATCAACAGCAGGAGGAAACGAAATGAGAAAAATAGGGGAATCCCTGCTATCCGCAGTTCCGAAAGCACGGAAATTAAAAGCATACTATCTCGCAGGTCTGATAAGGATAACTGTAGTGTGCAAACAGTGTAAGCGCGAGAGAAAGCAAACCCAAAACAAAATGAAACATTTACACTCCAACGGCTTTATCTGTTTTGAATGTTACACGGAAGGAAAAAACGAACTGCTGCAAGCACAACTTGCCATTGCACAACGAAAGCGGGAGATAAAACGAAAAGCGGGAGATAAAACGAAATGATTAAAGGTAAGGTGTATCACACGATGACAGACAGTCACGCGAGGGAGAAGGAGGCATGGTTCGCGGACATACCGGATCAAGTCGAGGCATTTAAAAAACGGGGCGGGGTCGTCTACGAGGCACAGATCGGGGAGACTTCTCAGAAGTACACACAAGCATTTGTAATAACGCGGAGAAAAAATGAACCGGGATGGAAGGAGGGGAAAACGAACA